CGTCCGGAACCTTGCCGGGCATAGTCAAATGAGAACCGTCAAAGACGCGATCAACGTGTGCATTGTACCGGGCATTGTAAATTTCTTTCATGTCATCCTGAACGCCTTCCGTTTCGGCTACCCAGGATTGAAAACGATCATGGATTTGACTCATTTTGTAAATGGCCGTATCAGTCGCCGCCTGATCGAACCATTTATTTCCGTACGCGTCCCGCCTCCAAACTTTTGGAAACCCGCCGTTCAGGATATAATCCATGAGCTTGAAGAAATTTACGTCGCGGGTGCCCCATGTATCGGTAGCATGATAGGACGATTCCCCCGCCTGTCGATTCCTGTTCGCGGCCGCATTGGAAGGCCCGGTCCAAACAATATTGAATTTGCCGATATCCGGGACATGATCGATCTTGAAATTCCGAACGGTCCCTTCCATCATGTCGAGCATGAAATTTCGGATATGCTTGATCGGCATCCAGGCCGCGCCTATCCTGATTTTAATATCGTGGATTGGAATATCTTCCGGTTGAATCATTTGGAGGGCATCGACATTTTCCTGGAATTTTTCGTCCGTCCGGGCGGCTTGAATAGCCGTCTTCAGCTTTCGCTTGACGTTCCCGCTCAAATATTCATCGGCCGTCACATAACCGCGCTCGGGATCGTTGTAGATTTTTCCTTTCAGCCTGGCAACTACGTCGTCTCTCGATGCCCCGGTAAGTTGGCTGATAAATCCGAGATCCACGCGGCCTTTATAATTCAGCGAATAAACCAGGGCTTCCGTGATATCTTCGACCGATTCTGGCGGCTTGACTTTAGCGATATAGTTTTCAGAGAAGATCGCTTCCTTGCCCTTGCTCGTTTCTTCGATTTCATCCCATTTTTCAAGCGCGAGCAATACACCGGCGTCCGGGTCGTCAAAGATCGCCATGACGTTCTTGCGCGAATTGATCCATCCGAATTTTTTGACGAAATTATCGTATTGTGTGTTCAGGATTTTGCGGAATTTTTCGAGTTCATCTTTGGATACTTCGGCAATGTGTCCTCTTAGCAATTCTCGAATCGTATCCCGAATCGGAATAAGAGCCCTGATCCGCTTTGCCCGGTCTTTCTGTGTCGGCGTGCGTTCCTCATACTCGATCGGGGTGCCGCCGTCATTGATGTAAAGTTTTCCGTCCTGGCCAACATAATAGGCGCCGTCCTTAATATCGCCAGCTTTCGGCATATTTTCGAGCAAGTTCAGTTCATGGTTGACCTGGATTTCCGTGTAAACGCCGTCCGGGAGTTTCTTGGTCGCTTCATCGATCTTTTCCCCGACATTCGTGTTGTCACCGATCGTCACGACTTGCTCGCCGTATCGACCCATTTGAACGCCCATAGTGCCAAGAACCATTTCGGGATGATCCTTGAAGTATTGGTTGATATCCCTCTCTGCCTTCCAAGTCGTTTCCCGTATTGTGCCGTCTTTATTGAGATAAGGTAGCTTTTCGCGGACTGTCTCGACGAACGGATTGTCCGGTATGGGCGTGAGATTGTCGCCCCGTTTTCTGAAAAAGCAGATGTCGCAGGCCGCCTCGGCTCCGACAAAGGTACCGTTCGGGAGACGGATGGCCCCGACCAGCTCGGCCTCTTCGGAGAAAATTTGGCGAGCTTTCGCGTTGGCCTTATCCATGGTTCCGGTGGACGTAATGATCGCCATTAGGCCGCCGGGCCGGGTAAGATTCAAGGATTTATTGATGAAGTAATCGTGAATCCTGAACCGAAACGGATTATGCGTCCGGTCGTGCGGCTGCGAATCGCCGAAGGGCACGTTCGATATTACCAGATCGTAGAAGTTTTCCGGCATGGACACATTCTCGAACCGGTCATTGATGATGCTCTGATTCTGGTAAAGCTGCTTGGCAATCCGGGCACTGATATTGTCCATCTCGATTCCGGTTAAACTGGAAATCTTGCGGAGCTCATCCGGCATAGTCCCGAACTCCAACCCGATACCTACCGATGGAGAAAGGATTCTGCCAGGCGTAAAGCCGAATTTGGCCAGGGTCCGGTAAATAGCGTCATAGACCGCGACCGGCGTATAGTAGGCGTCTATGGTACTTCGCCGTGCCGCTTCCAGTTCTTCGTTCGTGAGGACCTCCGCGACCATGTTTGCCCGGCTTTGCCAGGCCTCAGGCGGATAATGTTCCAGGGCCGGGCTGAGTGCCCCCCAACCGGAAAACTTGGCCAGCACCTTTTGTTCCTGGGGCGTGGCGAGCCGGTCTTCTTCCTCGATTCGTTTAAGGAGCCGAATGGCGCTTATGTTATCGGTAAATCGCTGGGCAATGCTGCGTTGGTCGAGGTTGTCTGTGGTGAGGATCGTGTGGTCGATTCGTCCGGCTGACTGAACGGCATCTGAGACTTCGGAAGTATCTTCAGTTCCGTCTCCGGTGGTAGGTAAATCCGCTCCGTCATCAGTAACTCCTTCGCCGCCTGGAAGTTCACCCCCTTCCTCGACACCAGGTCCGCCAGCCCCCTCCTCACCGACTCCTGCGCCTCGATCAGTGCCAGTCGATACTCCCCCACCTTCTTTAAATGTTTCACCATCTCGGGCCGATGACTCTCCCAATGCCGCGCCGCCTGTCGTCCAATCGCTGATAACTGTTCCATCTTCCCCCACCTCTAAATACTGAGTTTTATCGGTCTTTTCATGAACGATCGGTTCCAGACCGTATTTGATCACATCGTCCGGGTGTACGCTTTCTCCATATCCGATAGCGCCTTGGCCGGTAAAGCCTTCCTGTCTGTATTCGTCATCGAACGCCATGACGCCCTGGGGCTGCATCTCTGGCGCCCGGGTGGTATCCCGATAGGCATACCAGTAAAGGCCGTCTTCCGATTGTTTTCCGGCATAGAGCGCCTTGTAAATATCTTCCAGGGTATCCAGGACTTTTTGGACATTCTCTTTCGCCGAGAGATATTCCTGCAAGGTAACCGGAACATAATCCGGTTTCATGGTCGGCACGCCGTTCTCGTCCCAGGTCATGCCGTCGAAGAAGGCCTTGAACAACTCATTGAATCGGTCCCGTTCTTCTTCAGTCGGGTAGGCGCCGTGCTCCCGCCTGAAAAGTTCTTCCACTGCGCCGGATGCCACAAAAGCCGGATCGACCAGGTAGTAGTTTTCCTTTTCCAGGTTATCCGCAACGTAGGCCTCAAAAGCGCGGGCGAACATCTCGACCGGCTGTGACCAATATTTGCCTTGTTTCCCGCCATCCAGGCCGATTGCGTCCGTCCAGAACCTGGTTTTCGAGACGAACTCGCTTTCCCATTTATCCTTGATCCAGTTCTCGGCTTCCTTGAGCCGGTTCCGACCTTTCCTCGAGGTATAATGAATACCGCGCAAGAGGTCTTCGACGGTCTGCATCATACTGCTGAGGTCGTACTTGAATTTAAAGGCGTGCTTGAGGTCGTCGAACGGGTTGTAAGAACGGTATTCCTCATTCTCGTTGTTCTTCATGCTGACTTTAGAATAAAAATCAAACCCGTGACCCCATTCATGGGCCAGGCTGCCATCCCCGTGTGTCTTGGTGAGATTGATCGTGTTGTCTTCCGGATGAAAAGTCGCTGCCGCTCTCCCTCCGCGCCCTCGGGCACCGTACATGATCCCGAGGCGCCTTTCCATGTTGTACGATGCCGCCTTGGCAGGAGCGCCGAGGATTTTCACCAGGTCATAGAGCGAATCGAACGTAAGGTTCACGCTCTTCTGTCTGTGCGGGCCTTCCGTCCAGTTCCCGAACGCCACGGTACCAAGGCCGAACGTATCGATCAGGTCTTGTCCTGTTACGTTTTTACCTTTTCTCTCGGCACCATCCGTCTCGATATCGAAGATTTTTCGTCGTTCCCGGACTATCTTGAGATTCTTTTCCTCATCGTTTTCTTTCTCAATCAGCCTGTCCGTCCACTTGGTGAGGATATTTTTCTGCATGATGAAGAGGCTGTATTTCACAATATCTGTATACGATTGACCCCATTCGGTAAGGATGCCATCCAAGGTGCCGCTGGACAGATCGTAAAAGTTGACGATATTATCGAGTTTGCGGATTTCGTAATTCGATTCGTCAACCATCAGCCTGATTAGAGCGTCCCGCGCCTGAGAAATCGTCGTGCCGCTGGTAATCGCTTCGGCGAGCTGTTCCAGGGTCGCAATGTATTTCGCCGCCATCTTCCGGACTTCTTCTTTTCCGGTAGGGCCGCTGAGAGCTTCCTGGATGGCGTCCTCGTAGCTTTTTCCCCACCCTTTTCGGCCCCCGAATTTCTTGCCGGCCCACTCGGTGAATCCGACAATGTCACGGCGCATGGCGTTAAACCATCGGGTCAGTCCAGGTGTAGCATCCTTGGATAATTCATTGGTAGGGATCAGGGTAGCCTTGACCGTCATGCGTTGGAGGGCGGCCAGGACTTTTTTGGTATCTGTTTCGGTGATTTCCTTGTCCAGTTCGAGCGTGATCTTTTCGATCCTGTCTTCGGTAGACATTCCCGCCCGTTTCCAGCGGCGCTCCCCGACATCTTTGAGTTTCTTGACTTTCTTTTTCTCTTTCTTGCCTTTTTCCTCTTCCCCGACGGCTTCTTCGAGTGTGGGCGCCTTGGCTCCTTCGGCTTCTTCTATTTCCGTTATGCCCTTCAATTCACGCATCCAGCGTGAGATATAAGGCTTGATGCCATTCCCGAAATTGTTGACCAGGAATTGAACCAGGTCTTTCAGGTTCTTTCCGGCTTCTTTCCACTTTGCCAGGGCCGCCTCAAAGTGAGGCTTGGCCGCAGCGTAGGTTTTTTCGTCTATGGCGCCAGGGAACGTCCGAACAACACCTTTTCCTCCAAAGAGTTCGTAAAGTCCCGTAATGGCCTCATCGACGCCTTGCACGCCCGCCTTGGCAGCTTTCTTGGCAATATCGGACGCTTTCGGCACGGCGGGTTTTTCTGTCGGAGGCTTGGGCGCTGTCGGTGGTACCGGTGCGGCCCCTTCTTCCGCAACGGCCGGCGCCGCAGCCTCTTCAACCGGAGCTATTTCTTCCGGTGCGGCTTCCTCAATCATCCGTTCAATTTCCTCGATAGGCGTCTCGGCGATTTCCGCTTCGATCGCGGACACTTCCGGCTTTGGCGGGACTTCGGGTTTTATGGGAGGTTTTTTGCCGGTTGCCTGTTTTACGATATCCGCTCGTTCTTGTTCGAGATCCCGGATAATGTCTTCCACGGCTGACACATTGGCAATCTGAGCGTCAAATCCTTCCTTGCGATATTCGGCGGCGGCATTCCTGACTTGATTCTTTTCTTCATCAGAAAAAAGGTTCGTATGTAATTCCAGGCAATGACTTAAGCTGCTCAACTTATGACCTCCAAGAATGCCCGCATGAAGATGAGAAGTTCCTCTTCTTCCATGATGTATGAAAATGGTTTTTTAATGAATTGAGCGCCACCAAACTCTTCTTCCTCTGCTGCTGCTGTCCCATAATCAGGCCAAAAGTTGTCTGCATAATAACTTTCTGCCCAATATGCAGTCGGCCAGTAGCCTGCCGTCAAGAGGGCCATTTCTAATCCCCTTTAGCTGGCGTCTCTTGTACCAATGGCGGTTCTGTTTCCATTGATATCGACGGTCGCTGAAATTCTGTTTTTTGAATCTGCGATATCCCTGAAAACAATCGTGGCCGTTCCACCTCCTGATGATTTTCCCGTAAGCACAGAAAGGCAGAGCTTCAATGCCCCGGCAAGGGAAATTGCCGTTCCGTCATTGTCAACTTCCACCCCGGTTATGTCTGATACGGATATGTTGTTCAGTGCAGCGATTAGGCCAGGAACATCGTCCGTTTGCAATTCATCCGTATCAAGCAGGATATCGTCAACGATCCCGTCAATCGTATCGATCTTTCCCTCTATGGTTGCCAAGGAACCTGGAATATCGTCTGTTTGAAGTTCGTTTGTGTCCACCAAGATAGTATCTACAATTCCGTCAATCGTGTCGATTTTACCATCGATAGCCGCCAGGGCGGCCGGAGTATCGTCTGCCTGCAGCTCATTCGTGTCAGCAAGAATATCGTCAATCAGCAAATCGAGACGCCCGCCATTCGTCAAATCTGTCTGCAATTCGTTCGTATCTGTTAGGATCGCATTGATGTCTGCGCCATTATCGTTGGCCGTCTGGGGCGTTCCGTTGACCTCCATGACGTTTACATGAAAACCGGTCGGATCGGCCTGAGACTGCGTTTCCCATTCATTCACGATCGATGCCGCGAGCGTTGCAAGTGTGGCGGGCGTTACCAAATCTGTATAAATAAACAAAGGATCAATATGGACGTTTGCCGTTGAACTGACTGCCTGAATTACGATAAAAGCGGCATCGGTTTCTGCCTGGCTTAAGCCGAACAGATAAACTCCGGGAGCATCTACGGCATCAAGTTGCGATGGATTAGTATCAGCGGTGGCCGCGCACGCACCGGCGTCCAAGGAAATCTGGGCAGTGATATTGGCAGAATCTCCCGTTTGAGGTGCTCCGGCGGCTGTATTCCAAGCATATACAGCCACTATCTGGCCTGCCACGTTCCTATACATAAGACCTTATTCTCCTGTTATTTCCTTCGCAAGGATCTCTTGAATGCGACCGTTTATGGGGTTTCTTTCTATTTCGAACCGCCATTGCCTGGGTTTTGGATTTTCAGGCATAGCGATGATTTTTGCCGGTTGAACATTCATCTCCTGTAATTTCTGAAATATTGCTTCCGCAAGAACAAGAAGGGCCTTACTTTCAAGTTGTGCGTTTTTTCTATAACGTCCATGATGGACAGGATTTTTTCTGCGTGATCAGGGGGTAATGGTTCCATGCTGCTCTTTTTGCAGGCCATTTTCATCTTTATCTGTCCGAATTTTACAGGATTTCCTGATTTATCCAGGACTTCCAGGCCTTTTTCCTTGTAGCGCCTTTCTATTTCGTTAATGGACATCTTTTTCATGCTACATCCCCAGGCATTCTAAGAGAGTATTCCATTTGTCAATATCGGCGGTAATTTCGTCATAAGCCTCTTTTGCATCCATTTTTACCGTCATTTCCTCACCCGTATCGGTCATTATTTTCCTGCTTATGGTAACGCCTTCCAGGCCTTCCGGAGTAGGCGCGGCTTTTGGCGCAACTGCCGCTGGAGGTCCGGCCGGCTTGGTAAAATCAGCCGCCTCTAACCAGCCTTTGAACTGATCGATGGTCATCTCCTGAATGGATAAAATCCGGTCCCACCCAGGTTCATAATTGGCCAGATAGCCAGCCCGCGCCATCGGTTCGGTCATGAAGCCGACCATGACTTTGTGCTCATCAAAACTGCCGTCGGCTTTAGCCTGGTTCACAATGAAAACTTTATCGCTATCCGTTTGCTCCCCGACGAATACATCGACCTGATCGCCGTCTTTCGCTTCCGTGCGCCGGATATAGCCATAATGGCTTTTGAGTTCCCGATCCCAGGCCTTACCGTCTTCGTCTTTTCCTGTCCTGGTGGATCCTTTCGGGTTCTCGATCGTGATATCCAGGCCTTGCCAGGTTACGTGTCCTTTTTTGTAATTCCCCGCTTCTGCCTGGGCCTCGGTCGGCTCCGTCTCAATCTCTTGGCCTTCCAGTTCGGCAGTGATTTCGCTCGGACCCGCTTCGGCCGCGCCTTCGATGTCTTCAATGGTTATGGCCTCCCCCGGCCTACCGGGTTGCCCGGGTTCTTCGAGTTCCAAATCCGGGCGGCCTTCCCCTGCGCCCGGTCGTACAAGTCCGCCCTCTTCTTCTTCGACATATTGTCCCTCGGGTGCCGCTTCTCCCAAGCCGATACCTTCTCCTGGAAGAATTTGTCCCTCATCTTCTCGTATCCTGCCGGCATATTCTTCCCCCCTTTCTTCTGCTGCTAATTGTTCTCTTAGGCCTTCAGCGGCAGCCGGTGTTTCGGCGGCCCTGTAGGCTAATTCTTCTTCCGTTGCGGCCCGTTCTGCCGCAGTTTGCTCGGACAACCTTTGCCAGGTATCGAGTAAGTCTTCCCCTTCATAGTATTGCTCGAATACTCTGGCCGATTCTTCTGCCGGGGTGGGCACTCTACGTGCTTCGGCCTGCTGCGCGGATAAACGCTCCCACATATCAAGGAGCGGCTCTTCTTCTCCTATTCGAACGGATGGATACCCCGTGGGGTATGTGGGCGGCGCGGGAACTTCCGGAGCTGCAGGAACCGGAGGCGGCGCTTCGGCAAGGGCGGTCAAATCCACCAAATCGACTTCAGGCCTTTCCTTGGTCGTGCCGGGCAAAAGATCCTGCGTTTCCGTACTGGCGGTTAATCCCGTAATGATCTTATTGATTGCGAGGGCTGTAGGATGATCCGGCGGGATGGCGTCATGGATTTCTTTCAGCTCGCCAAACGTGAGCCTGCCTTCATGGTAATCATCAAGGATCTGGCGGGTAATCTGATCCGGGGCGCGACCTGCAATAGTGCCTGGTATGGCCATGCCGCCACCCATGAGGGCACCGGTAAACCCACCTCCAATAGCGGCCTCTAATGCCCCTTCAGTAATGCCTTGTTCCGGATCGGCCAGGTACTTTGTGGCCACGTTACTCATGATCGTCTCGACAGCGCTCTGGGGCGCCTCTTCGATCAGGCCTTCAGATAAGGCTTCCTGGATGATATTACGCAGGAAATTCTTGGATTCGCCACCAATGATTTTACCCATGACGTATCCGGACGGTGCTCCCAATATTCCGGTCGATACGGTCGTGGTGAGCCCGACAAAGGCGCTACCGGCCAATGCCATGATTTTGCGGGCCAGCTTTTTCTTTCCAGCTTCATCGAGGTTATCGGGCAAGGCATCGTATATTTCCTGGTAAATCGGCATTTCGGCCAGGTCTTCCGGGTTGCGGGCGATCAAGTCTTCGTAAATCTGGTCCGCATTGGAAATTCCCGCCGTGACACCTTCGCCGATTGCACCGCCGATCATACCGGCTACTCCGGGGCTCATTCCGGCCGAAATCAAACTACGGGCAATAACCATACCGCCGCCCATGCCCAAAAATGTCATGGGGATCGATTCGGCAGCCATCATGGCTATTTTGGGTACCGCTTCGGCTGCCGTTACGCCTTCAGGCCCGAGAAACGGTTTTTTCTTTAGTTCCTTGGCTCTTGGAGAAAGGGATTCTTCCCAATATTTCTCGGTTTCCTCGGCTATCTTGCGGGTTTGTTCTGTTCTGGATGCCTCAGTAAGGAATTCCCCGAGCGCCCCGAGGTCTTCCTCTCGGCCCGTAATGGCCCCGATTGCCTGCAGGCCTTTCCCGGCAAGATAAGGCATATCCTGTAAGGCCATAATCGGGCGCAAGGTTTTAAGCGCGGTCCCTACCCCTGTAGCAATAGATTTCGGAATATCGCTAATCCGCATAGGACCGGTCGGTTCCCATTGCCCTTCCCATGGAATTTCGTCAGAAGGGTAGAACTCTTCTTCTTCCTCTTCCTCGTAGGACTCCCAATTACCTTCCCAGGGGATATCTTCGTAATAGTTCGGCATAATTACCTGTTTCCCTGAATTGCACCTCGAGCGACGTAAGTTTCTTCCCTTCCATCAGGGTAACGTCTTTTCATGAGACGGCCCTGGTTATCGAATAATTCGTAACTGCCATCGGCATACTTTCGAACGGTGTATCCGGTGTTCGGGTCGCGCATGGTTTTGTAGTTTCGCCTGGATGTTTTGGTCTTTTCCGCTCCTTCTTCGGCTCCGGCCTTGGCTTCTTCTTGCTCGGGCGCTGGCTGCGTTCCGGTCACATTGGCGATATAATCCTTGGCATAAGTTTCGAAATCGGGCGCTCCTTCTCTTTTCTCGCCTGCAACATTATAGACATCAGGATCGGATTTATATTGCTTCAAGGCGTCTTGCCTAAGTTTCAGCAAGTCTTTCTCTGTAATGCCGCCTTTGGCTGTTTTCGCGTTGTATTTGACCATTTCCTTGAGAACGTCGGGCGCTACCCAACCCATGAGCCCTTGCATGAACTCACCGCGATTCGCAAAATATTGAGGGTCTTTCTGGCCGGTATAGTAGACCAGCATACCGTCCGGGTCGTCTGGATTAGGGATAGGATTCCCCATTTCATCGTAACTTATAGGTGGGGAAAACTGGATATCATCGATGTAGCTATTCTCGTCGCCGTGCTTATCGAAAAACTGCAGGATGGCGTCTTTGTTCTTGTTGGCAAGACCCCACTGAGCGATAGAATAATCCTTGCGAAGTTCCTGCTCGTTTTCCTTCATGGTTGTTTCTTTGCGGCCTTTCTCCCTGGTGTAAGCGCCGGCCGCTTCCGCTTCCGTCTGGGCCCGCTCTGCTACATCTTGAGCGCGGCCTTTGATTGCCATTTCCTGTGGAAAGGCCACGTCTTTCATGTACCGGGCCTGCGCCTGATTCATACGTTCCTGATAGCGCGTGTTAATGCCTTCGCGTTCGGATTCAATCGCCTCTCTTTCTTTAACGGCCATTTCGCGTTCTCTGATATCCATTTCACGCTGTTTCAAGGATAATTCAGCCGCTCCTTCTGCAATGTCTGCCGCAGACGGTCTTCCTACGGCCCTACCCGCTGAAGACCGGCCTCCACGAATTACCCGGCTTGCACCGAATAATCCTGGCAACTGAGGGGCGACCCGCCCCCTGGCCGCCATTTCACGAAGCATAGGAACGACCTGGTAAGGGTTGCCGAGCGCGCCCGGATCATACCGGATTGCGTTTGCCCGTCCTGCCGCGAGTGCTTGCGATATCGCCATCTTATTGTCCTCCTGCCAAGTAATACCCGGCAAAGTCACCGAGTGGATTTAGGATCGACTGTGCATAACTGCCTGCTATGTTGCCGATCGCTTGAGCCCTGCCTGTTTTGCTGACCTGTTCCGCTATTCCGATATCCGCTATTGTTTTCGCTATATCCGTCTGCGCCCCGAGAAATCCCGATGAACGATCGGATATGGCTTTCATGATATTGGCGAATACGGTCGGATCAAAAGCCTCCATGGCACCGAGAGCCGTTCCTTGGACTCTCTCTTTTTCGAGCTGACGCGCTTGATTCATGGCCCCAATGACATTTTTAGATTCTTCGAGAGCCGTCCTCCTAGTGAGTGCCCCGAATTTTCCAGAGGACGGATCGATTCCGTAGGATAGGGCTTCCCTGGCAATGTCTTCTCTCGTTTTAGCGGCCTCCTGCCTGGCCTGAATACCCGCCTCTGCCGCGACACCTTCGTAATCCGGGGTAGTCAACTGCTTAATGAGGTCTGCCATTTGCTGCCTTTCCTGAATAGTCCCTGACAATGCGGAAGCGATTTCCGTGTCGAGCCCGCCGTATGACTTCTGCCATTCGGCGTACTGCGTCTGGATTTGAGACAACAAATTATTGAGCATATCAGTGGTTCCGGAAGGTTGGCCATACGTTGTCGTCGGCTGATCAAGCGCATTCAAGGCACGGTTGAAGATGTTCTTTACGTCACTCATGCTGCTTGTCCAGGCTTTCAGGAAATTATTGCCCAACTCGGTAGACCTGGACGCCCTTTGCTTTTCGATCTCCCAGGCTTGTTGTTGTTGCTGAAGCTGAAATTGGGCCGTTTTGAGCTGCGTTTGCCCGAAACTCAAGGCAAGGTCTTCGGCCGTTAATGCCGGGCTACGGTTTCGACCCCTTTCCCACACGCTTTGACCGGATCTTGCCATTTTTTGCTTCAACTGCATATATCCCATTGCTGAACGCGGCATTAAAGCCATTGTTTAACCCTCCCGTGCCTTATCTTCTTCCATGAGCTCTCTCATGGATGTTGCCATATCGAAACGGCGAACTCGTACATTACCTATGATTTCCACTTCCCAGGACCGGCCGCGATAGCCCTGGTCGATCCTGAACGGTATTCCGTTCGCATAAACGTCTTTTGTAAATTTCAAGGTGCCATCGGCATAAATCTTTACAGTCATATTGAAAGCGCCCGAATAAGCCGCCGGCGCCGTGACGTCCAAAAGTTCATCCCCATTGATCGGAATGCTCTCCCCGATTGGATCTTCGCCAACTGCGCCCCCCATGGAAAAGGCATCGATTAGCAGGCCGTTCTGCCTGATCGTGTCGTAATAATCCTGTAAATTGTCATAATAACCCGATCGATCGCCAACGTCCGCAATGAGCCGAGCGCAAGAAAATGTCATGCGCCTCGGGAGCAAGATTTTTCCGCTTTTCCAGGTAAAATTCGACCCGAAAGGCTGCGTATCGTCTCCCTCCCATTCATAGATATATGTCTCGTAAGCAGTTGACATTTTAACTCTTCTCTAACAACAGTTTGTAAGACAGTTCTCCGTCCGGTACGAAAGGAAACTCTAAGCCCGTATCATCGGCATTGTACGACCCGGTTGACGGATCGACGTACACGCCGTTGATTGTAGCCGTAGGATCGTCAACCCAAGCCGACCCGATACTGAATCCAAGGTAATTTCCCCATCCGATATCCACCGTGTCACCGGCATCGGCGCCCGTAATCGAATCTACGGTTATCGAATCAATGGAACTGAAACATTTTTCCCCGTCATGCGATCCGGCTGCCGTTGCGGTAAAAACTTCCGTCTGGGACGCCGTTCCGTCTGCCAGGGTACCGGTCACCGTGACTTGAAGGACCGTCAAAGAGGCGTTTGCGTCGGTGATCGTGAGCACTATATTGCGTGGAACATCGGGATCGTCCACATTCGCCATGGATCCAGTGCCGCCCGTAAGGTCGTACTGATCAGCCTTGCCGCTTGTGCTATATGCTTCCGGCGTATCCCATTCCTCGAGGGAATAAGCGTCTGTGTCCCATTCATTCGTAATGGCATAATACAGTATGTCAGTAGGAGGGTAATTGTAGACCGCCTGGGAATAGAGATCGAGCGTCGTGAAATCTCCCGTTTCGAGATCCATAATGATGCAACCGTTGACCGATCCGCTTTCGTACCAGAACCCGAAATATCGGCTTCCATGGATTTCGCTCACCATAGAGGACGGAGCGTAACCGTCAAGCCACTGATAAGCCGACAGGTGATTCTTGGTGAGATTAGCCACGGCACCTGACGAATTAACGATCGCCAGGCCGACTTTGGACGGATAAACAAGGCCGTCCTTCCAGCGCACGGTTCCTTTTGAGCTTACGCAGGCATAATCTGCCGGAAGGGGCACGACAGAAAGGGATCCTGGCGTATTTCCTATAACCAGGTAAGGCCTTTCGGTAGTTGTCACAACGGCGATTTCCGGGCTGTCTGAAGACAGGTACGCGCCTACTCCGGCAATCGATACGATCGTGTCGGCCAGGGTTTCGACATATCCGGTCGGCCATGCCCACGGTTTGTAAGGCTCGCAGACATAAAGATCCTTCCCGACGAATCCGAGCAGAATGCCGTTGCCCATGTATGCAAGTCCCGACAACCCGTCAGGTGGCGGGTCGTACTCTTCGGTCACGATATCTGCGCCCGTGTCGGCAAGATCGAAAGTGTCATTGTAGGTAGTCGCCGTGGATGCTATCTGCGCCAGATATTGATAGGTTACAGTCGCACCGCCAGTGGCGGCCCGGTAGATATTCTTATGGGTAATATTGTTCTCGTAACACCGCCATGTCACGCCGCCATCAGTCTGATCCGCGTCAATCAACTCTCTCCATGTCGGCTCGCTGACAGCCGAAGTGCCTGCAACTACACATTTATAGATATAATCGCCACCCTCATCAGCGGTCGGATAAACGAAATCCCCCACCGAGTAAGCCGTAGACGCTTCCCAAATCATGGTAATATTGGTCAGGTTGACCGTTTGGCCTTCCATAGGGTCAACGATATTTGATGCTGGCGATGGAAGGGATTCTTCGTTCCAGGATGATAAAACCGTCCAGACGTAGGCCACATCAGTAGTATCGCCGGCGCCGCCGGCGCCTTTCGCTGCAGTCATGGCGTCTTTCGGGCTAGGCAGGGCGAGCGGATAAAAGTTTCTCGGGTAAGGCCCGAAATTGAGGCCGCCGGTCGTTGCTTCGGATTCATTCGTCTTTTTGGGGATGCCGTCTCCGGTATAGTAAACCTTGTTTGCCGTATCGGCTGCGACCGGCCCTTTGACCAGGTTTACCTCGGCAGAAAAGAGGAACCAATAAGAACCTTCATAAAGATAAATCGTGATTGTGTCGTCTATCGTGATCAGGGAATGATATTCTACGGCTACTTCGAACCAGGGAATGATATGGCCACTTTCCAGGTTACAGTTTTCAGCCGTCTGGGATTGATTGAAAGGCAAGAGTTCCGGACCTATCTTGGGAAAGATCCCTTTAAAGTCTTTGATCGTTAAGCGCATTTACGGTCCCATTATGTTGTATATTCGATCATAAGGCGCGGACGCCAGGCCACGGTTGATTCATCAGCAAAATAATGAGTAAAATAGGCATCATATCCTATTGTCGGTGCATTGCCCAAAACATCATAATAGTAATCCCGCAAACAGAACATGGCCACACCGGAAGCATCCGCTACTGACTGCAAGTAAGCCAACCCGGCTGCAGAAAAACTGTCAGAAGTAACATATTGAGTTCCGGCCAGGGCGCCTTGCCCAATATAACTAAAATCGCCCAAACCATAATCCAGGGTACAGAACAAGTCGGCTTCAAATTCATCAAAATCCCCGACTGCGAGGGGATCGGTTTGAGTTCCTTCATAGACGTTGACTTGTTGCGCGTTCGAACTTTCGCTGCAATTTCTTCCGAATACGGTCAGCATGGCATCAATTATGGTTGAGCCTGGCCCTCCGATTGCCGATAAGTCGAAATAAAGGTACGAACGATTCAAGTAATACCAATCCGTTCCGTTTACCCCGGCCCAAATCGTAGGGTTTCCTATGGTTGTAGAATCATACGCGACATCCGCTGCGGCCCTTGCCACAGTGGCGGCCCAACCGGAAGCATAAGCCTCAAACGTGAAAAGGTAACCGTCTGCCGCGTCCGGTTCGAAAAATTCCACATCATCCCCCCAATCACACAGTTCTCCGGCAATAAGCGCCCAGGTCGTCCCGCCTACATTTTTCCACCACCTCATTTCGCAATCGTAAATATTGGATTGGTAGATTTCTTCCCCTGGATAATTAGCCGACAAAATACCGTTCGGATTGTAGGCAATCGAGCGATTGCTCCCTTTCTGAAAGAAAGTGTCCAGGTTTCCGGCTGTTAAGCGTTGAACCAGGACCGATCCGGCAGGCCACGCAACATTGCTGGTTCCTTCCTGGCTGCGCGCTATCGTAAATGTATTGCCGCTTATGGCCGTTATTTTAACGATTTCGATCGCTTTAGTCGGGTCGGTTAGGGTTGCGTATACGGCACCGGTTTGATTGTTGACCGCATTAATGAACCTCTGGGCACCACCAGGTTCGACATAACAGGTCGTTGCGGTTGCGCTGATCGCTGCGGAAAGAAAGGCGACCGCCTTTGGCTGGCAAAATCTATGAACCGTATTAGCCGTCATGAGTTCAAGGCCTTCCAGGTCGTTCCGGTACAGTGCTTGTACCAGATTTGAGCTACCGTATCGTAAACCTCTTCACCGAAGTAACTTGCCGCCAGGGAACCATCAGGGCTGGTGGAGACTTCACGATTCGTACCTTTTTGAAAGAATGAGCTTAAAATTGTATTATTGAGGGCAAGCATCACAGAAGCCCCTATCGAAAACGACTGAGGGCTTCCGGACCTGGTTATGCTCGAAAATGTGTTGCTTGATCTGCCGGCTACCAACATCCATTCGGCGGTACTGCCTTCCTCGACGTAAATGTAAAAGGCCTCGCCGGTTCCCGGGGAAGGGAAACCACTGCCGTCGGCCACGTCGAATGACGTGTCTCCCGTCCCGACGGCTTCAGCAAGTGTGGTTTCCGCATTGTTTTCAAATAGGTAAATTGTCATAACGCAATCCCCTTACGCATTCTTACACGCAAACCCAAGTTCGTTGCCCCTGTGATTTTATTCAATTTTTCGTTATTGACTCGCTCATCGAACATATCACGGTAATAGACGGCAAGCTGCGGATCGTACCACGGCATGGCCTTTTGAGCGAACAGGCGGGCCAGGGCGCCATTGGAAATCGTTCTACGATGAAAATTATAGAGGAAGTCTTCTACGGATGTTGCAGTATCGAGTGGGCGTAAGTTGACCCTGACTAATAGGCCTGATGTACTCCCTTCTGTTGGAATAGGCCAAAGGTTGAGCGTAGCGGGCGTCTGCTGATAGACATAAAAATGTGTCGGCTCTTCTGCCGTCTGAAAGAGCCAGTTACCCTGTTGATGCCTGTCTTCCTGCAACCTGCTCAATGGATAGAGGCTTTTGTATTGCGTGTTATCCGCTCCGTTTGGTTTATACTTTGCATTTTCCACATTCATGATTCGGGATTCAGTCGTGCCAACACCGGTGAGGGAATATGATGACGTATTGGCAATCACCGTAATGGCAGTTAAGGTTTCGGTAAGCATTAAGGTTTGTTCGCAAAATTCTATAAGGGCGTCCCGGACGGCGTTTAGGAAAGCCGGTTCCGGAAGGCCTTCAATCCAAGGAAAGATGTATCTATGCCAACTCGTTAATGCCGTTGCCATTACCTTGCCCCTCCTGCCTGCGCGATTGTGCCCTGCCTCGGTTGACCAACGGCGTCCAGGAACAGGTTATAATAAAAAAGTTGCCTGTCGGCGTTACCGGGGTAATCCGTATCGGGCGAAAACGCCATGGATGCCGTAAGGTTGAACACGGCATCGACATATTTCTCGGCAACCCCGACCCTGGCCGTCTCCCAATCGCCCCCCACATCGTAAACGACCGTTGCGGGCTGTGCCGAATATTCTATTTCGACATAACCTGTTCCGGTATTTTTCGGGTAGCAATACCAGATTCGTTCCGTTTCGGGCGCCCAATTCAGGACCGTTGCGGATGCTGTGGTGCTCGACCAATTTCGTAAATGAGCGAGTAAAAGTTTGAGTAAGGTCGGCATACAGGCTGCGCCAACCGTTACGCCGTCCGTTCCCATATTGCGAATGACGTTCAGAAGGGCAATGCCTTCGGCGGGAAGTTGCTGCTTCGCCCCGACAGCCAAAAGGACCGATTCTATTTTCGCATTGGCATAGGGCGCCTTGACTACCGTAAACCTGGCGGCTCGGTTGTACCATCCGATCAATTTGGTCACGGTCCAGTTGTCGTTGTCTTCATCCTGCAAGACATCTTCCAGTTGCCCAACGAAAGTGAGCATCGACATATTTGCCATGATATGCTGTCCTTATCAGGTTTTTCGGGATTCTTCCTGCAATCTTTCTGCCCTGGCATCTATCGCAATATTTTTCAATAATTGCAGGCTTTTCCCGTCTGTATCTATTCGCTTTCCGTATTCTTCGATCATATACGCTTCGACCTGGGATTTCTTGTTCATGCCCATGATTTTGATCACATCGGCATCTTTTTCCATGGCAAGCCGTAAGCGTTCTTCCTCGATTTCATCGTCTGAAGTGTCCTTATCCGCGATGATCTTATCCTTTATGTCTTCATCCCCTTTCATGAGAACGGGCCTGGGTTTTTCTTTCTCTTGAAATTCGGCTTCTTGCGCGTTTTCCAGGTCGGTCAATACCTTGGAAACGTCAGCCGCGTGTTCCGCTTTTTCTCTTTCTTCCATGATTTGAGCATCTGTAAGTTTAATGTTTCTTAATGCGAAGTTTTCCCTCATTGCCTTGATTCTCAATTCTGCCGTTTCAGGATCAAAATCAACCATGTCAGCACGCTTTGATAAAGTGCGGGTCCACAAATAAATCCTTCCTGTTTTCAACTGCCTGAGATACTTGGTCGCCATTTTCAGCTCTCCTTAATTAGGGTTTGGGACCGGCCCGATGGAAGACCGGTCCCTTGGGCGAGCCGTGCTTGGCGGCGAATCAAGGCAAGCCCAAACTGTCTAAAGGTTAATTAAAAGACCTTCCAACCTGCCGCCCAGGTATCGAAGATCGCGGTTTCCGTATCGGCACTTCCGAACGTCATGTCGATCGTACCGGCCGTGACGAAGACAAGACCATTAACGGTATCCCAACCCAGATCAGTATCAGTGACGAGAGTGATCTGGGTAGTCGCAGAATTAAGATTACAGGTTCCCATGAATCCGTCAGCCGCAGCGCCAAGTAAATGTGTCTCCGTTGCCGAGGCATTACCGATATCGGCCGTACAAGCTGCGCCTTCTGCGGTAGTCACTCGAACGCCCACGTTCATGAGCAAAAATCCAGCAGGCGGGTTGAAAAGCTCGAGTATGTCTGCAGCGGCAAAGCCAGTGCTCGGGAGCGTAACATCTGCTCCGGCAGCATTAGTGAGGCCACCATTAGCGACCAGATCGGGAATATCCACGTTGAGCATAAAAGGGGCATCGCCCGGAGCCTGATAAGGCATACCGACCCCTCTATCTTTGAATAGAAAAGTTGCCATTGATTCTTCCTCCGTATCTGAGAGTTTCTAATGTTTCGCGTGGAACAGTTGGTTAATTGCGGGCAAACGCTTACTGACGCTTGCCCGCGTTTAAGCGTTTACCCCTTTACGATGTAAACATCGACCAGGGCGGTCGGTTTCAGGACCGAATATCCATAGACATTGAGGCCCCTTACCAGGGTTCCGAATGTGCTCTCAGACCGTAGGGATTCCATTTTGGTCATCTGAGCGGCGAACGAGATGCCCTTCGGGTGACCGGCCAATGCGTGAAAAGCCGTGTCCGAACCATCGGTAACCGATGCGACCAGGTTGGAGCTGTAAATAGTCGCCGTATCGATCATGCCGAGCCTGCCGTTTCTCAGGATCGAAGTGCCATCCCCGGCGAGCGAGGCATCCTTGAGGTCGGACAATTTGATTTTCGCGCACGCCCAGGCGGGAAAAACAACCCACCTTCCTGTCTCGGGAATATTGTTCTCAGTAAGACAGAGCATGGCGTTTACGATTACTTCCAGAACATTAGCCGCTGTTACGGTTACCGCAGCGCTGGTTGTGCCCAGGGCAATATCGCCCGAAATAGCACCGGCGCTGTTTCCGGCATTGGACGAATCCACGTCGGCGTACACGTCTGCGAGAAGGGCGGTATCGATGGCGATTTTCATCTGCTCCCCGGCATCGTCCGACCAACTGTCCATAAGGGCCACGTCGGTCTGGTGCTTATCGATGTCGTCACAGATGAAATTGAAATACTTCGCCTGATCGATCTCGAGTTCCACATTAGCCGATTCCGGCCTCTCGATAACCAGGGTTTGATTTTTGGAATAATCCCGAATGGTGATGTCGGGCACCGTGCGAATGATGACTTTATCGCCCATATCCTTGATCTCCGATTGTTATCGGCAGGCTCTTTATCCTGCCTTCTGCCGTTTTCACGACAGTCCAGACTATCTCATCTTTCTACTTGCGAAATGAAGAACAACGGCGATATAATATTAGACATTCGCAAGGAGGTTAATTTATGCAGGGAAAAAGAAAGCTTAATGTTGTATTCACGAAGGAAATACTTGAGACTGAATACAATGCCCTTCGTTCTACCGCCAAGATTGCCGAAAAGTATGGGGTGAGTAAAAAGTGCATCCTGAATTACATGAATCGATTTGGAATTGAAAGGGGGCGAAATCTTGTTCCCGCGGAGAAAGTCAAAGAACTGGCTATACGAGGACTTTCTGCGCCTGAAATCGGTGAGATCTTGGGTTTTACTCAAAGCGCGATTTCCAAAGTTGGAAGACAACTTGGAGTCGAAATTGCTGACAAATTTCACCCGGGTCACATTATCACGCATAATGGATACAAGATGATCAGAAAGCCTGAGCATCCATACTCTGACGGCAAAGGGTATGTTCGTGAACACCGTCTTGTGATGGAAAATCATCTTGGACGCCTTCTGGATCAAGAAGAGATTATCCACCACATCAACGGCATTACGACCGACAACAGAATTGAAAATCTCAAAATTACTTCGTTGCCCGAACATACCAAAAGCCATCATTCCGGCAAAAAGGGTAGAGGCTCTGATAAAAAACCTCGAAAGAAAGCCCTGCGCTCGTGAGGATTTCGCCATATCGTTATGATTTAGGTTATTTTCCTTAGTCGTTGGACCTTCGGCCCGTTTCCGGGTCGCTTGGCTGCGGATTACCCAATCCGTGGAATTTTTACAGACCGCCGATGCGTTGCCGCCCGGTATTGTATCCTTGGCTTTAAGGGAGTCCCCGCAATTCACAGGGTTTAATGAGGGCCAGATCATTGATTAACCCTCGTAATCCGTATTGGAAATGGCGGCCCATACGGTACTGGCATAAAATTTCACCAGCAACATACTGGCCCACACTTCCGGAACAAAAGTGCCTGAATATTGAGGGGTTCCACTTGCAGCATTAACGGCCATGATAAATACCTCCTATAAAATGGCGCGCTTTGGACATGGGCCGTACCTGTTCAAAGTCAGGGAGTCGCCGGTCCTCCGCGCAGGGTTTGTTGAAATGCGATTTGAATTTTCCGAAATTCTTTAGGGTCCATGCGGCCCATGGCCATGAGCTTCGAGGCCTCGGAAAACTCTTTAGGTGTGACAATTCGTGGCGCAGGGTTCGTGTTTCCCTGTGGCGCTCCGTGCTGCGGCGCGGCGCCTTCAGGAACTACCTGTCCGGCCAACGGGTTTCCTTTCTGAGTTTGAGATACTTTCGGCTCATTGCCTTTTAGTTCGGCACCTGTGATCGTTTTCCAGGCAGTAAAAAATGAGGCCACTCCTTTTGCATTCCGTCGAGCTTCATGGGCTTTAAGGATGGATATCCTGGGGTATCCGCCGGTCATTTCGTCGGGCTGTTGCAGCCATGCCAGAAATCCGGGGTCTTTGTTGACCGTTTCCCAATCAGGGCACGCTTCATCCAAAACGGCAAAATAGGATTCCATTTCGCTTGCTTCGGTCTTTTTCGCCACTTGCCCTAATTGACCCCTGAGGGTATTGTTCTCAGCGATCAGATTGTTGACCACATTGACCAATTCGGTCATTTCTTCTCCGTACCCGTCCCATTTATTCACATCGAGGTTCGCTAATTGTTGCTGCTGCCTCCTTCCTTCTCCATTGCCGCCTTCAGGTTGCCGCGTTTCCTGTGGCAAATTCTGGGAGGTGGCGAGGATTAAAGAATTGAGGTTCTCTACTGTGGCCATAGCGCGGTTCAGTTGCGAACGAAGATCCGGGATTTCCTTATCGTACTTTCCCTTGAGCACATTGTATTTGTGCTCCCAATTCTCACTGACCGGTTGCGCCTGTGGTTCAGCCTGAATTTCCGGTTCCGGCTGTTGCATTACCGATTCTTCCGGTTTCTTGATATCCGGGTTGTGAACGGTAACATTCGCATTGGCTGAAGAGGCATCGATTATTGCCTTTTGCGCTTTCTTGGCCGCTTCGGCCTGTTGCTGTACTGCCTTGGGTAACTTCCCGTAATTCTGTGCCATCTTTTCATTCTCCTTCCCCCGAGTCGTCTGCCGCCGTCTCACGGTGTTCGGGTTTATCTTCGGCCCTCGAGCCTTGGCAAAAAGGTGTTCGAGGGGGCCCTAACCTATGAAAATCTTAACTGTATTCCCTGAATATGGCATAAACGAGTTTATGCGTGGTGCTCGGATCGGCCGACAGCACGACGGTCAGCGTGTTCGCGGTGAGAACCGCTTTTTCGAAGGTGTCGGTATCGTCCGTGGTGTTCCACTTGCAGATTGCGATATCGGTAGCGAGCGCACCGGTGATCGTGATAACTTCGGTGTCGTCACCGCCTACGGTCGTGTGCACACCTGCATAGGCAATGTAATGCGAAGGCTTGAAGGTGCCGCGTTTTCTGAATACCGCGTAATCCCACCCGTGCGTATCGTCGGCGCCCGGATCGGCAGAGGCCGTGATCGTCATGGTATCGGCCGTCATGACCACATCGGATACCAGGTCATTGTCGTCCGTGGCGTTGAAGGTCGCCATGCCGATATCACCGGCCAGGGCGCCCGTAACCGTAACGGCAATCGTGGCATCGTCGGCCGTCAGGCAAGCCCGTTCTCCTGCCGCAAAAACGTCCCAGGTCGGCGTAATGTCTTCCCGCAAGACGATGTAATTGTACTGCTTCGCCCCGGCTGTCGGGTCGGCAGTAAGGGTTAAGGTAATGGCGCCATCCGATACGACGGCCCCGCAAATCTGGTCGTTATCGTCGCATACCCCGTGCTCGACCAGGGCATAATCTCCTGCCGAGATATCTTTGTCGTAGAGGATTTCCGTGGCGTCACCGCCGAGTGAAACCGGCCCGTGACCTCCCGTAACGGCTCCCCAACCAATGACCGGCCCGATCGGCACGAACGCGCAGGACGATGCGCTCCCGATGTTCTTCCAATACTGAGCTTGCCCGAGAGCTGCACCGGACAAAGTGAACTCGCAGCCTTGAGCGAATCCGGCGGTTGCATCGGCAGGTACGATCGTGCCTTCACATCGCCTGATCGTGCCGCTGGCAGTCTTTTCGAGAGCCGTTACGGCACTTTGCGTGTGACCCGTAAGGGTCAAAAGTCCTAAAACTGGATTTTCTCTCCATCCCATAATATTCTTGCCTCCGGTGTTTTGTATCGCGCTCCACCACGGCGCGAGTGGTTTCTGCCGCCAAATTATCGTTTCACCCTGATTAGGGTGGTTTTTACCCTCATTAATGTACCGACGGCTTGATTTCCCCCCGCGGCACCGGCGCCGGCCGTTTAAGAATGATTTCATCACCAGGGCCGTTCGTTCGAATCAGCCAATGCAGGCCTTCATTCAGAATGAGCGGGCTCCGGCGCCTTGCTCCGATCGGAACGGAAATGAAGTAAGCGATTTCGTTGCCGTGATATAGGTACATTCCACGCTTCAGGGCGTCTTCGTCTCGCGGGTACTGCTTCGATTCCCGGACTTCCACGCGCACATCGTTGTCAGCCATTTCCAAATCTATGCGGAGGCTCATATCCTGCCGTTCCTTGGGCGTCATTTTGTTCGGGTCTTTCTTGTTGTCCACGAATGCCCTGCACCCGAGTTTCGCCATGCAGTTCGAGAAGACCTTGCCCCGGAAAACAATCGAGTGCTGCAGTTTGTCGAACCGGTAGGTCTTCATGCCTTTACTGCCGTACAGAAGGTGAAAATTGTCGATATCCCGCTTTTTCATGTCGTCTATCGACAGGTTGCGATTCGCAGGATCCTGAAGCAGGCGTTTGACCGGATCGGCCACGCCGCTGATCTTTTCCGCTTCGTCGATCTGTTGCTGAAAACTGCGGTTCCTTTCGATCGGAATAATCTTGCCGCCCATGTAAAACGCTCCTTTCCTTCTAAATGATTGGTTTCTTTAAAAACTTTTCTTTTGATAACGTCTTCTGTTCCATGGTTCGAATGCCCCTTACCCATTCACCGGCTTTTTTACAGATCAGCTCTAAATCCATAAGGATTTGCGTAGATCCCTGATGCCATCCGAGAACGACCTGGTTCTTTTCTATGGATGCCTGCGTCATGATCGCGTTCCTGATATCTTCCAGTTTTTGCCGAACCTGCCGAAAGTCTGTGTTCGAATTGAGCCGGTCGATAGCGGACAGAAAACGCATATCGTCGTACATTTCCTTCGGGATACGGTGCATCAATTCGTCATTTGCCATTTTTATTTTTCGTACTTTTCCGAGTAATACCGTCCGTTACGCTGAATGATTTTGTATCCTGCCTCTTTCTCGCCTTCGAGCAGCTTATCCCAGGTAGGATGCTTGCGGCCTTTCAGGAGCAGGCCGGTTTCCGGTACCCGGCTCGGCCAATGACCTTCCTTGTCTGGTTTCAGGCCTGCCGCTATGGCCGATTCGTAATCGTAGCCTCCACCTTCCGCATTGAACGGTTTTTGTTTCGGTTGCGTTTTAGGCATTATACCGGACCTCTTCACCGCCCATGCGGCCTCCGCTCGGGCTTAAAGGCGCCGGGCGCGGTGTTTGCGGGCCGCCAGGGGCGGCATTGGCATTTTCAGGCAATCCCCCGGTAGTGGCCAAATACTCCTGAAGCATTTTATCCTGCGCCCTCATTTGCTCCTTAGTCGGCACGATATCCTCACTCGGCAGCTTGAGGCCTTTCGCTTGCTCCCTGAGCAGGACGGCGCGGCCTTCCTTGCCCATGATCGCATAATCGATATTGTTTGCCGTTTCTCTCAGGAACTCCATTCGCCTGAGTTGAAGTTGTTCCTGGATGATCATGTATTCGCTTGCACGCGCTATGATGTTGATATCGCCCTGTTTAATGCTGTTATCTTCATCGTAGAGCATCAAATGGGTCCAGTGTTCGTGGATGGTTTCCTTGATAACCGATTCGTCTACGTGCGCCACGACGGCCTTGAGCGATTTGCTCGCGGCGTTCAGGAGCATGGCGAGGCCGGACGCGGTTTCTCCCGCGCCCTTGATTTGGGCCGATCCGTAGATGTAGGCCGGCACGCCTGTCTGTTCCGATGCTTGCTGGAAGAAATATTCATAGACGCGCATGAGCGCTTCGGTGATCGGGTTAGGTTGAAAGAATTGAATCGCTGGGCGGCTTCCGCCGTTCGGGTCGCTCTTGACCTTCCAGATTTTCCAGGGCCACATATCCTCCACATCCTCGCCCGGGTCAACCCGGTCCATTTCGATGGCCACCTGCGGGCCGGAGGCTATGCCGAGGTTGTTCACGATGGCGCGGGCCACCCCGTTGCAGATATCCTGGATGTCTTCCATGAGTTCCGGGACGGACGTGCCCCAGATAGAATCCACCACATTCTCGAATGATGCGGCATAATACGGCCTTCTGCCTAACGGGTGAGGGTTCAGCCGGGCGCATATGATCCAGTTGCCGACCTTCCAGGCGGTTATCTGGTAATCGAGCATCGGGTCAGGCACCATGGCGGGATCCATGCCCCATTCCAGCAAGAGCGCGCCCTGCGCGGTGCCCCAATACTCCAAAGCGTCGATCGGCTTGTCCGGGTCGGACCACTGTTCCGAGCGGCCTTCCGCTTCGGCCCGTTCCTGGTCCCAATCCCAAAGCCAATTCGTTAGTCCCCCCCGGCCATACTCATAGAGAGCCGCCCGAATAGCCTGCTCGTTAAAGCCCTCAACGCCAATCATTTCCTGTAAATCGGACCGTCTCAAGCGATGCCGCTGAATCAGGTAGCCGTCCTGAATATGTTTCGCGCCGGGGGAGGGGTACATATCGAACGGGCTTGCGCGCTCGTAGCAGCGGACGAACCGCTCTTCGATTGCCGGCGTCATGCGCCCGAACTGATCTTCCGTCCAGACCATGGTTTTCTTCTTTCTTATGATCGGCCCTTTCAGGAAAGCCGTCATGTAAGTCGCAATGTCCGTAATGAACTGAGAGAGAGCCCTGTAGTAGCCGCCCTGCTGCAGGTCGTCCTCGATCCGCTTTTCCATCTTGTCCGATACTTCTTTCGCGTCACCGAGTATTTCCTTTTCGACCTCGTTTTCTATCTCGCGCCGCCGCGCCTCGATATTCTCGAGCGGCACGGACTCGATCGAGCCGCGTTCCGTCATGATCGCCGCGACTTCCATCATGAGCTGGTTGTCTATCTCCTGCTGCTTGCTTCGAGGCATATCGGGCACCGGGGTAGGATCGATAGACCAGGGTTTTTCGCCCGGCGGCATGAGAATGTCCCGCACCCAGGACTCTACCGCCCGGCATTTGACGTTCGTGAGCATCATGAACACTTCCGACCCGCCGAACCGGCGAATGTCGGCCAGCTTGTCGGCCATGTATTCCCCGCGCCGCTGATAGAGGCACTGCAGGAGGCGGTCTTTTACATTCGTCGTTTCTTTCGCGTTGTGCGCCGCTTCCCAGCACGTCTGAAGGTGCGCGCTCAAGCCCTGGACCGAATCTTCCGTTTGAGCCCGTTGCGCATCGTTCCGGTCCGCCTCGGCCTGCCGCATCGCGTCCCGCTCAGTCAACTGATCCGGCGAAACGACTCGAATCAGGCCGTTTCTCGGGGCGATCGCCCCGCTCGTCATCTGCCCTGCTTCCGATATGTCAGCCATGGTAGATTAACTCCCCCTGCTTATTTAACACCCGCCTCTTAATACACTTTAAAAGACTTCATCGACTCTCATCACGTCCAGCCTCGAGGGTTCCGGCGATCCGTGTTCCGGCGGCCGCCCGGCTGCACAGTGGGGCGCCTTTCCACGCCGTCTTCCATGTTCAGCCCGAACTGATGCAGAAAAGCCAGGGTCTGAAACGCTTTCGCGCCGTGCGACGCCCAATTATGCAAGGGCACGTTCCGGTACGTCTGCAGCTTGTCGTTCCATTCTTTGCGGTAGTTTTCCAGGCTGCCCAGGCCGACCAGGTGATCCCCGTATTTCTGCACGCAGCCCGATTCGTCGAACCAGCACAAGTTCAGGATTTGCCGGGTCTGCTCGATACCGGCCTGATGGCTGAGTTTCGGGGCTACCCGAAAGTTGATGCCCATCTTCATGGCCGCCTGCAGCCGGCTTTTGCCCTGCAGGAACAGCTCGCGCACTTTGATGTCGTGAGGCGCCCCGTGCATCCGGTACCGGTAACCGTACAAGTCCTTGTAAGAGAGGAGAATGTCACGGTAATGATCCATGCCTTCCCCGGAGTTCTCGTAATACCGGAGGACATGGATTTCCCGGCCAACGTCCTGGGTGAACCAGATGCAGGTAGAATCGTCCATGCCCAAGTCCCACCACGTATCGACCAGGGCTGCGGACGTGTGAGGCACCCGGCAGATCCGGCCCTCTTTTCTGATTTTCGTAAACTGCGCCGTGAAATAGGCGCCCTCGACCGACCCGGCGAACGCCTCGTCCGGTGTGCTCGGGTGCTCCCGCTTCATGTCCTCGCCCTGCACGGCCCATTTTTTGACGTACCACGCCTTTTGCGCCCTGGTGAGTTTCACGCCAGGGAGCGTGTCGTCAAAATATTTCTGCTGATAACCCAGGATCTCGACCGGTTCCATGAGGACGTTCAGCGGGTTCAGGTACCACGGGAAAAAAAAGAACTTGTAGTCCATCTTCGTGAGGTGGCGGCCGGACTTCTGCAGGTTTTCGGCCGTTTTGCACATATCGTAAAACAAGCCCTCCCGGCCTTCCGCCGTGCTTTCGATAATTACGATCTGGCCGGGATGAATGGCGTTCAATGTGCCCGTCTTGATCTCGGTCGCCTTGTCCGGGTATGCGGCGGCGATCTTCCCGAGCTCGCTGATGTGAATGAACTGAAATGTGCCGGACCGGCCCGACGTGGTGACCTTGATGCTCGACCCGTTGCTGAAACTCAGCATCCTGGCAGAATCCGTCTCGGCACGGCGGGCTTCCTTGATTTCCTCGGGCAGGCTGTCATAAGCGAACTTGATGTTCCGGTCGAAAAAATCCTGCGCGTCCTCCTTGTTGTGCGCAATGATCGCCGCGTGAAAATTCGGCACCGTCAGCGCACTGTCCAAACCGAACAGGCAACTCAGGGTCGTCACCCCGTGCTGCCTGCTCTTCAGAACGATATTGCAATAGTGCATCCTCAAATACAAAAGCGTCTGCACATCATTCATGCGAAACGAAACGTCCTGGCCCTGCTCGTTGACAATACGGTACAAATGATCCATCCGCCACCGCTTGTCACCGAAATGCAGCCGGACTTCATCCAAAAATGCGTCGTAATCCCGCTGCGTCCATAACCCCCTCGGCACGGTCGCCAGGTATTCACTCGAAGTCGATGACGGCATATGCCCCCCCCGCTAACATTCCACGCCACTCGGTTAAACCCTACATTAGCCCTACATTAGCCCTACATTAGGCCTACATTAGGCCTACATCAGCCAAGAACCCCACATATCTCAC